CGCTCCGCAACATTTTTCTCGTCATCTGATATTGTACCACTCTCAGTGGTAATGTCCATAACAGTTCCTGTTCCTGTTCCGAGTTCCACATTCTCCATCCACGCATACACATATATAGAAATATCGGTCGGTGTGGCCGAAGCACATTTCACCACATTAAGTGATTGGATGTACAACGCCCCCATATCGACTGCATCATTAAATGACGATGTGTCTGGTAGGATCAGAGGACTCTTATTAAAGAGCCTCATCATAGGCTGCGGGCTAATATACGGACACTCCATTACCAATGGCTTATTGTCACGTATATCCATCACCGCACTCTCTGGAGATTGTGAAAGGTATGTGAGAGACAGCGGTCTCGCTGCCGTCGCCAATTCAGGATCAACCACATCTACGATATTTCTATTATCGTTCGCAAAAGGCTGATACGAAATCAACACTTTTCCGTAGTGAAATGGTGTTCCAGAAATAGCAATTCTCACGCACAAGGTGCCGCGCAAATAAGCGAAATTTCGAATCTTTGATCGAACTGTTGGATTTAACAAAAATATATCCCAAACATCAATCTTCGAATCGATATCTGCGCCCAGGACGCCACTTATTATGGCAATAGTCACTGGGCGAGCCAGGAAATTTTCCATTCCTAGAACGCTTTTCTGCCCCACATCTAATGTGTGTGAATCTTCCGCATACTTCTCGTCAGCTATCTGTCCAGCGACATCAGTAATATTTTCTATATTATCAATATTTGCTGATGACACTGATCCTTCATTTATCTCACCGGACTCAACGCGCATATCGCTCCATCTAATAGTGCGTTCGCGATTCCTCGTCAAATCCAGTGTTTTCTTCACGGCAACATAATGCGTCTCCAACTTATGGTAACGCTCACACGTATCATACGTGATGCTGTTCCGTGGCAACTTCCCACTCAACTTTATCTTTTTCCAACTAATTCCTGGAAAAGGATTATTGACTTGCGCCAATTCATACTCGGCCACCTTCAATTCTTCCTCAAGGTGGTCTATCGTTTGTCGTAAACTCTTGGTAAGCCGTTGGTTAACAGATGAAGCTCGACTCAAAGCCACATCCGCGTTGTCCTTATTTTCTTTAACGTGAAAATGCTGACAAAAACGCCTTGCACGAATGCACCGTACACAACTGGTATAGGACTCTACCCGCATGTCATCACATTCGTCGACCAGTCTTCCTCCCTTCACTGGTTCTTCTTCTGAATTATCAGGGGGACATATAGATGTTAAGATCTCAAAGTAAGTTGGAGTTTCAAATTTGCAATCTTCATATCTCTCATTCAAAATTTCTTCCAATTTTGCTCGGTAGTAATTATATTGCTTCTCATTGCTGTGGAAAAATAGTTCTCTCAATGCTGAGTTCACCATTTGTTCCATCTGCGTGGGCTCATTTACACTCTTCGATGGAATATACCATTCCAACATTTTATATATAGAGTCCATTGCCAACGGAGCTACTATCTTCTTAACATCTGGATGGAACACAAAGTTCCGCTTCAGGAACGACATCTCATTCGGAGAAACAAATCTCTCCACGATGTCCCCTTTTCCCGAAGACGTGAAATCTAAGCCCATCTCATCCTTCATGAGACAAGCATAGGTCAAAGCATTAAATTCATTTGATACTTCGTCCTTCACTGAGGCCAACACATCATCACCATATAACAAAGGCAAAACATAATCAAAATAATGTTTTCCTTTCAACTCTGGAACACTATGCCATGCATAAACTTGGATCAATAAACCACGGAGGGAATTGTCCTCTGCAGTAGCATATCGGCCCGAGGGTTGCAAGCCGGGGCTCCTGAAAAAATCTCCAAGAAGATTAATCTCTGGGAATAAATTGTCTGACAACAAGCCCTTCACTATCGATAACTGTGCCTCGTCGTACCCATATTGCCTCAAAAATCTGAGAACAATTAGGTTCGCGCCTTCACCGATCTGAAAAGGCATATTGATGTCATAACCACTATAATCTCCTTCAAGGATATTCGTAGAGAATTCAGTCATGAACTCATACAACTTGTGGCCGTCACGATGCATATCAATGCCAAGAGCAGCATAAAAACTGCGCGAGTATTCCACCATCAGACTATAGAATGGTGC